TGGAACAAGAACAACTGCAAGGAATTGCAACTAGAGTATCAACTGGTGATGAATGCTCAATCATTATTGAAGATGGCTATGCTACTAAAAATAATACAGTGGTCAAAGAGCCAGAAGTCAAAAATACTTGGACTGGGAAAGGAGCGTTTTAAAGATGAGTAAATACGAAGTACAACAAACAATGCAGATTGAACCAATGAAAATTTTGATTTATGGAGTTGAAGGAATTGGCAAAACAACATTTGCTAGCAAGTTTCCAGATCCTATCTTCATTGATACGGAAGGTTCAACTGGATTTATCAATGCTAGGAAATTACCAAATCCAACATCTTGGACAATGCTATTAGATGAGTTAGAAGACATCAAGGCTGAACCTCGTGGAAAAACTTTGATTATTGATACTTTGGATTGGGCGGAACGCTTGGCCAAAAAGTATCTAATGGATAAAAACAAGTGGGCTGCTATCGACTCAACGAATTACGGATCAAGATACGTGGCTTTGTCTGATGAAATTGGGAAGTTACTTAATAAGTTAACTGAAATCAAGGATGTAGGAATCAATGTTGTTCTAACTGCTCATGCTGAAACTAAAAAACATGAGCTACCTGATGAAATGGGACAATATGACAAATACACTCTTAAATTGGAAAAAAGAGATGCAAGCTTGGCCAAAGAATGGGCTGACATGATTCTATTCTTCAATTACAAAACAACAATCATCAGTGATAGTAAATCCAATAGCAAGAAAGCAACTGGTGGTCAACGTGTGATGTACACAACACACAAACCAGCTTGGGACGCTAAAAATCGTTTAGGCTTAGCTGATGAGTTACCAATAGACTTTGAAGCAATCAGAGAGCCATTTGAGAAAAAAACAGGAATGAGTACCACACAAATCAAATCTGAATCTACACAAACACAACAAGTACCTTTACCTGAAGAACCACCAGTCGTAGAAACTGAACCAGAACCAGTTGAGGCACAAGCAGCACCTGAATTTGATGAGAAAATACCTAGCTCAATTCCACAGAGTTTAGCAGATTTAATGACAGTAAATCATGTTACATCTGATGAAATCATGCAAGTAATCTATGTTGGGGGTTTCATGCCACAAGGCACACCTTTAGAAAATGTTCCAGAAGAATTGTGGGGACATTTAGCAAGTAATTGGGATAAAGTCCTAAACATGTTAGAAACACAAATTAGAAAATAATGGAGGAATTATCAATGAACAGCGAAAATGAATTTTTAAACTGGGGAGACAGTTTTGTTGCACAAGAAAATGAATTTGTAGTATTGCCAGAAGGAGAATACCAATTTACAGTAACAGGTTTTGAACGTAAGAATTATGACGGAAATAGTGACAAGATTCCAAATGGAACACCTTACGCAGAATTAAGTCTTGAATTTACAGGCAATGAAGGCAAAACAACAGTTACTGAACGCTTATATCTCTTGAAGAGATTGAGCTGGAAATTAACAGAATTCTTTGGCTCAATTGGTCAAAATCCAGTCAATGGACAAGCTTTTAATCCAAACTGGAACACAGTTTTAGGTAGTACAGGTAGGGCTGAATTGGTTGTTAATAGTTACAAGAATAAAGATGGCCAAGACCGTAAGAATAATCGTGTGAAGAAATTCTTGAAACCTGCAGAAGCAGAAATAGGACAATCAGCACCAGTTCAAAATCAACAACCAACACAACAAACAGGATTCCAACCAGGTGCATTTTAGGAGGAAGAGTTAATGAAGAATATTGATATCAATATCTTGCAACTAGCTCAAGGAGCAGTGCAAGAAAAACTAGATAGAGAATTTGAAAAGGTTTTTGAGAACATTCAAGATCCTAATGTTAATGCAACAGCTAAACGAACAATCACTTTAAAGATTGACTTAGTGTCTGATGATGTTAGACAAGTAGTTAAAACTAATGTTACTGCTACATCTAAACTAGCACCAACAGACCCAGTAACCACAACAATCTTAACCGGTAAGGACTTAACAACTAATAAGATTGAAGCTCGTGAATTACAATCTGGTGTTCCTGGCCAAACATACATTGACGAAAAGGGAGACCTCAGAACAGATACTGGAGAACCAGTTGATGTTATCGAAAAAGAGACTAGAAAAAAGAGTAAAGTAATTGATTTACAAGAAAAGAGAGGTTAACAACATGGACTTAACAAAAGAAGCATTGAAATATTTAGCAGAACAAGGAATTAATCCTAAAGAACGAGTAGTAAGTATCAATAATCAATCTTATGTTATTGATGAAAATGGTAATCCACAATATATAGCACCTAGATTACATCTAGCTGAAAGTGTATTAAGAATCAATACGCTATCAGGCTTGGTAGACTACATTAAATCTAATCTTGATAGAGCAGACGAAAAGCTATATCTGCATATAGCTAGTCACAAATCTGTACGCTTAGTTAGCACATTAAAGCCTGATGGCAGACGTGAAGAACTAGCAATTGCTGAAGCTATTTTACCAGATTTTTGGTTTAACAGATTCTATGATGCAGAAGATTTTAATGTTGCTTTGCAATCAATCTTTGTTAAAACTTCTGATCGTGAAATTCTATTGAAAGTCGTTGGAAATCTCAAAGAAGGCAACGTAAAAGTGACTGGTGATGATGGTGTAAGTCAAGCAGTAACTATCAAAACAGGTGTTGCATCAGCAGCAGATGTAAAAGTTCCTAATCCAGTAACTTTAGCTCCATATCGAACATTTATTGAAGTGGAACAGCCTGAAAGTAAGTTCATTTTCAGAATGCAAGACGGACCTAGGGGAGCAATTTTTGAAGCTGATGGTGGAGCTTGGAGAAATCAAGCAATCCTAAATATTAAGAAGTATTTAGGAGAGCAACTATCAGATGAAATCAGAAAAGGAAAAATCACAATTCTAGCATAGGGGTGATTTGATGGAATTAAGACCGTATCAAGAGACCGCTAGACAAAAAGTCCAAGAAGAGTGGGAAGAAGGCAAAAAACGAACCTTGCTAGTTTTACCAACTGGGACTGGTAAGACTATTGTGTTTAGCAAAATTATTGAAGATCGAGTAAAAAAAGGTGAACGTGTTTTAGTAATAGCTCACAGGGGAGAATTGTTAGAACAAGCATCAGATAAACTCTATAAATCAACAGGGCTAAAAACGGCCACTGAAAAAGCTGGACAAACTAGCTTAGGTAGTTTCTATCGAGTAGTTGTTGGTTCAGTTCAAACGCTACAACGCGAGAAAAGATTGAACCAATTTCCGCCAGAATATTTTGACACTATTGTCATTGATGAAGCACATCATGCAATTTCAGATGGCTATCAACGTGTACTGCAACATTTTGAAGATGCAAATGTTCTAGGTGTGACAGCTACACCAGATCGTGGAGATATGAGAAATTTAGGATCATATTTTGAAAGCTTAGCTTATGAGTATAGTTTGCCAGAAGCTATCAAGTCTGGATATCTCAGTCCAATTAAAGCTTTAACTATTCCGTTAAAACTGGATCTATCAAATGTTAAACAACAAGCAGGAGATTTCTCCACTAAAGATTTAGGAACTGCATTAGATCCATATCTTGAACAAATTGCTGAAGAGATGAAAAAACAATGCTTTAACAGAAAGACAGTTGTATTTTTACCACTGGTTAAAACGTCACAAAAGTTCAGAGATATTTTGAACAAACATGGATTTAAAGTTGCTGAAGTTAATGGAGAATCTGCAGACAGAGAACAGGTTTTAAGAGATTACGAAGAAGATAAATACAACGTCCTATGTAATTCAATGTTGCTAACTGAAGGATGGGATTGTCCTAGTGTTGATTGTGTGATTGTTCTTAGACCAACTAAAGTGAGAGCTTTATATTCTCAAATGGTAGGACGTGGAACGAGACTTGCTCCAGGCAAGAAAGAATTACTATTACTAGATTTTCTGTGGCACACAGAACGTCATGAGTTATGTCATCCAGCTAATTTAATAGCTACTGATGAGACAGTGGCCAAAAAGATGACAGAAAATATTGAAGAGTTAGGAGCTCCAATTGATTTAGAGCAAGCAGAACAACAAGCTAAAGAAGATGTTGCTTTAGAGCGTGAAGAATCTTTGGCCAAACAGTTATCTGAAATGAAGAGACGCAAGCGTAAGTTAGTTGATCCACTGCAATTTGAGATGTCTATCCAAGCATCTGACTTAACGGATTATGTTCCAAGTTTTGGCTGGCAAATGTCACCACCAACTGACAAGCAAGTTAAAGCACTAGAGAAATGGGGAATATTCCCAGATGAAATTGAAAATGCTGGTAAGGCTGAGATGTTAATTAACAGATTAGTAAAACGTCGAGATGCAGGGTTATCAACACCTAAACAGATTAGATTTCTAGAAAATCGTGGGTTCCAACATGTAGGGACTTGGCAATTTGAAGCAGCAACTAAATTAATTAATCGAATTGCAGCTAACGGTTGGAGAATACCTCATGGAATTAAACCGGCAGAATATAAGCCGGCTTAGCAGATAAAACTGCTGTACTGCAAGGCTAAAGGGTAGCAATTCCAGTTCGATTCTGGCTTGCAGTGTTATTTCTGAGAAAGGAGAATTAATAAATTGGAAGAACACAAATTAAATCTATTAGAACTACTAGATTACATTGATCCAGCAATGCTGAATTATCAAGAGTGGGTCAATGTAGGTATGGCACTAAAGTATGAAGGATACAGTGTCAACGACTGGGATAGCTGGTCACAAAGAGATAGTGCTAGG